CCAGTGCTTCGATACGGTCCAGCCAGGCGAGCCGTTATTCATCGGCATGGACTTCAACGTCGGCAAGATGGCCGGCGTTGTGCACGTCAAGCGCGACGGACTTCCCCGGGCGGTTGATGAACTGATGGATGGCTACGACACACCCGACATGATCAGGCGCATCAAGGAGCGGTTCTGGGGCTACGAGAACGGCGACTTCCGCAGGACCTGCGAGATTCGCATCTACCCAGATGCCTCGGGCGACTCCCGCAAGTCGGTCAATGCCAGCGTGACGGACATCGCCATGCTGCAGAACGCTGGGTTCTCGGTTATCGCGCCGGCAGCCAACCCGCCGGTCAAGGATCGCATCAACGCCATGAACGCTATGTTCTGCAACGCGCAGGGCGAGCGCCGCTACTTGGTCAACCCGTTCACCTGCCCGACCTATGCCGATGGCCTGGAGCAGCAGGTGTGGGCAGCCAACGGCGAACCAGACAAATCACAGGGTAGCGACCACGCGAACGACGCGGGCGGCTACTTCATCCACGGTGATTACCCGATCATCAAGCCAGTCACCACTATTGCTATGGGGTTCGCCCGCTGATGACAGACGTAACCTTCATTCGCCCGGAAAACAAGGCGGCAAGAAACCGCTGGCGCCTGGTGCGTGACGTCTGCAAAGGCTCCGAGACCATCAAGGCGGCTGGAGATCTCTACCTGCCGCGCCCGAACGCACACGATACCGGCCATGAAAACCGGGAGCGGTACGAGGCATACAAGAAGCGCGCGGTGTTCTACAACGCCACGGGCCGGACCAAGAACAGCCTAGTAGGGGCCGCATTTCGCACCTGGCCGACACTGACCGTACCAGCAGCCCTCGACTACGTTTCGAAGGACATCGATGGGCAGGGCGTCAGCATCTACCAACAGTCGCAATCGATCATCGGTCACCTGCTTGAGGTTGGCCGGCATGGTCTGCTGGTCGACTATGCCAAGGTCATTGCTGGCAGCGTGAGCAAGGCCGACGAGATCGCAGGCCGTGCCCGCGCAAATGTCGCCAGCTATCACGCGGAATCCATCATCAACTGGAAGACGCGCACGGTAGGCGGTCAGCAGTTGCTGAGCCTAGTGGTGTTGCGTGAAGAGGTCGACGTCGACACCGCTGACGGCTTCGGCGTTGAAAAGGCCGTGCAATACCGTGTGCTGCGCCTGGATATCAACGGCTACTACACCCAAGAGGTATGGCAGGAAGGATCGAGCGAGACTGAGATGGTCGTCGAACCCTTCGCGCCGCTTGATGGGTCTGGCCAGCCATGGCGCGTGATCCCGTTCCAGTTCCTGGGCAGTGAGAACAACGATTCGAGCGTCGATGACTCACCCCTGTACGACATGGCCGAGGTCAACGTCGGTCACTACCGCAACAGCGCAGACTACGAAGAGGCGGCCTACCTGGTGGGCCAGCCTCAACCGTGGATGTCCGGGCTGGACGTGCAATGGCGCGACCACTTGGAGAAGACCGGCATCTATCTAGGTGCCCGGGCCCCATGGCTGCTTCCAGTCAATGGCGCCTGCGGCCTGATGCAGGCTCAGCCGAACACCGTGGCCAAAGAGGCCATGGACGCGAAGGAAACCCAGCTGATTGCCCTTGGCGCGCGCCTCATTGAGCGCGGCAGTGCAACGAAGACCGCCACGCAATCCGATAGCGACAGCGCCGCCGAACATAGCGTGCTTTCTTTGGTGGTCAGCAACGTCAGCGAGGCCTACACGCAGTGCTTGGCCTGGATGGCCGAGTTCACCGGCGCCTCTGGCAAGGCCGAGTACAAGCTGAACCAAGACTTCACCCAGATCAGCCTGGACGCCAACATCATGGCCGCGCTGTTCAACGCGGTGCAGGGTGGTCGTCTGCCGGTGACCGACTTCTGGCAGTACCTGCGCGATCGCGGAATCATCAATCCCGAGAAGGACGACCAGCAGATCCGCGACGAGCTGGAGACCGATGCCACCGCACTCAGCCTGGACGACGAGACCGAGGTAACACCGAATGGCGGCCAACCAAGCAATCCTTGACGCTACCATCCGGCATGCCGTGTTTCTGGAGCAGCTGAAGTCGGGCGAGGTTAAGAAATTCGCCCCGTTCCTGAAGGAGATCGACCGGTCCCTGCGCGAGCAACTGACCAAGGCCGATCTGACCGACTTCACCACGGCCAAGCTGGAACGCCTGCTGCAAGAGGTCGACAGCCTGCTGTTGGGCATCTTTGACCGCTACAGCACGCAACTGAACCTCGACCTGGTGGATATTGCCAATTACGAGGCGCAGTTCGAGGCGACCAGCCTGACCAAGGCAGCGCCGGCCGGTGTGTCCTTCGACGCCGCGCTGCCTGGTGCTGCTGCAATCCGCGCTGCCATCCTGACGAATCCGCTCAGCGTGCGCGGCACGGATGGCGGCAAGCTGCTCGACACCTTCATTGATGGCTTCACCAGCACAGAGCGGCAACGCCTCACAGGCGCGGTCAGGCAGGGCTTCTTCGAAGGCCAGACCAACTTCCAGATCATCAAGAACATTCGCGGCACCAAAGCGCTAGGTTACAACGACGGCATCCTGGCCATCACCGATCGCAACGCCGGCTCAATTGTCCGCACAGCAGTCCAGCACGTCGCCACCCAGGCGCGCATGGAGACGCTGAAGGAGAATCCGGACGTCGTTCAGTCGGTGGAGTGGGTCAGCACCCTGGATTCGAAGACCACCGCCCAGTGCCGCACGCTCGATGGCCGCCGGTTCAAGCTGACCGAAGGCCCACGGCCGCCAATCCACATCAACTGTCGATCAACTGTGGTGGCTATCACCCGGTTCAGCGCGCTGCTCTCCAAGGACGGCACGCGCGCCTCTGTGGGTGATAGCGGCCCGCAGCAGGTGAGGGCAGACCTCAGCTATTACGACTGGCTCAGCCAGCAGCCAGCAGCGTTCCAGGACAAGGCCATCGGGCCAGTCCGGGCAAAGCTGCTGCGTGATGGCGGCCTCAGCGTCGAGCGGTTCTCAGAACTGCAGCTCGACCGCAATTTCGCACCGCTGACTCTTGACGAAATGAAGGCTTTGGAGCCTTTGGCATTTGAGAAAGCGAACCTGTAAAGCGCGGGGCCGATAGCCCCGCGCCCCTACTGCCATGTTACGCGATGGATGGATCCGCAATTGCTGCTTCGTCATCCGCTGGCTTAGCCCGCTTGGCAGCGACCGCTTCCTTGAGGACCGCACCAAGCTCGGTACGACCATCCATCATTGCCTCGACGAACTGGATGCAGGCCTTGGCCTGCACGTTTCCGAGGTTGTAGTCGCCATGGCTGCGTCCGAAGTCTCCCGTAAGAGTGTCTTCGAGCCGGTTACCGTGACTTCTCTGCAGTTCAATGAAGGCGTCCAACTCCTTCAAGGCAGCCCCTTTTTTGCGCTTATCAGAGCGCCATTCTTTATCACCAATCATGTCGATGCACTCGGTTTGGCCAGCGATGGGGATCCATTACTGCAGCCACCTCCGACGATACACCACGTACAGACTGAATCGCTCATATCGCAGGCAGGGCCTGCATCCTCGTCTCTGGGAGACAACCAATGCTGAAGTTCCAACTGGACACCCTCGAAGGCGTCGACGAATCCGTGCGCCCGCTCTACACCGAGAAAGACGGCAAATTCGTGCTGGGCATCGAAGGCTTGCCGCAACCGGAAGACGTTTCCGGCCTGAAAACTCAGGTGCAAACCCTGCTAGACGAGAAGAAAGCCGAGCAGCGAAAGCGCCAGGAAGCCGAAGAGGCCACCCGCCTTGAGCGCGAAGACGCCGCTCGCAAATCCGGCAACGTCGAAGAGCTCGAGAAGTCGTGGTCCGAGAAATACAGCCGCCGCGAAGCTGAGCTGAACGGTTTGCTGGAGCAGGAACGTGGCAGCCTCAGTGGCCAGATCCGGGATCTGACCGTGGGCCGTACCGCGACCGATATCGCAGCAGCATTGGCAATCCCAGGCAGCGCCAAGGCGTTGCTCCCTCACATCGAAAGCCGCCTGAGTGTCGAACTGCGCGACGGTAAACCCACCGTCGTCGTGCTCGATCAGGCCGGCAAGCTCTCCGCATCCTCGCTGGATGAGCTGAAAGCAGAATTCACCAACGATCCGGCCTTCGCGCCGCTGATCGCTGGCAGCAAGGCATCTGGTGGCGGGGCCCAGGGTGCAGGCAATGGCGGCGGGGCCGCAAAAGGCAATATCAGCGGCACCAAGACGGAACGCAACGCGGCGATTGCCAGCAAGTTCCCGGACCTCCCTCTCAAGTAAGGAAATAATCAATGTCCCTGTCCCAAATGCAGGTCTTCAACGAGTACGTCATGCCGGCGACTCTGGAGACCCTGGATCAAATGCTCCAAGCGTTCAACGCCGCGAGCAATGGCGCGATCGTGCTGTCGCCCGACGGCTTCACCGGTGACTTCCTGCAGGAATCGTTCTTCCAGAACCTCGCCGGCGCTCAACGTCGCGTGAACCGCTATGCCGCACAGGCCGCGGTAACCCCGATCGACCTGACCGAACTGCAGAACACCACTGTGAAGATCGCCGGCGGCTTCGGTCCTGTCCGCTACGAGCCGTCGCAGATGACCTGGCTGCAGCGCCCGACC